GAGCTATCCCCTTTCTATGACGGTGCTCCGGCTGAGGTGGCGAGCAATGAAGAAGCTCAGGGTATCTACCTAAAGATTTTAGGCCCACTATGAGATGCCCGCATTGCGATAACCATCTGCTCCAGAAATCTGGAAGTCGGGTGCGCGTACGCACTCAAGGACCCATTGAGTTCGACGGTGCGCGCTGCCGGGCGAAGTGCTACTGGTGCAGCGCGCCGGTTGACTTACCCCTCCAGATCCAGGAAGGCGCCCCCATCGCTCGCGAGCAATTTCTCCTTTCACGCAAAAGAGATTGACAGAATTCCAGAATCGGATACGTTGAAATCAATCAGAGATGCGCGGCGATAGGCCCGTTACGGTTGAGGCCGGTTGGGGCGGACGCTTTGTAGAACAAGCGGTCCGCCCTTATTTTTTGGAGTTTTCAGCATGGAATCGTTCGCGTTTGATGTACCGGTGGACTTTTTCGAGAAGGCTGATGCGGAGCCAGGCAAAGAGCGGCGCATCGGCGGCATCGCTACCATCGAGACCAAAGACCGCCAGGGGGAAGTCCTACTCGCGCGCGGGGTCGATTTTTCGGAGTTCGTGAGCAACGGCTGGTTCAACGATAACCACTCTAAAAAGACCACCGACATTCTCGGCTACCCGGAGAAGGCCCACTTTTTTCGCAAGGGCGAGGAGCTGCCCACCGGCGAGAAGGCCGCGGCTGCCGGGCATTGGGTGGAGGGGTACCTGCTGAGCACTCCGGAAGCCGACCGGGTCTGGGAGCTGGGCAAGGCCCTCGCCCAGACCAAGCGACGGCTGGGGTTCTCGGTGGAAGGCCGGATCGAGAAGCGCACAGGTTCGGCGCAGAAGACCATCGCCAAGGCGCTGGTGCGCAACGTGGCGATCACGAATTGCCCGGTGAACGCTGGCGCACGGATGGAGATCCTGGCCAAGAGCCTCTACACCCTTGGGCTCGATGAGCCGACCGAGAAGTCGCTCGGCATGGGTCCGGTTTCTGGAAGCCCTCCGACTCCGCCGGCGTTGATGGGCCCGCAGTCGGGCATGGGTGCTGGGCGGGTGATTGCCGGGCAGAGCTTGGAGCATGACGAGGTCGACATCGTTTCTGACGAGGACGAGAAGAAGCGCAAGAAGCGCATCAAGAAGTCATTGACCGAAAATGAGACGTACGCGTGGCTGCGCGCCCGGCTGCCCCACGCTACCCCGGAACAACTCGGGCGCATCATCACGCTGACCCGCGATCGCACGCGGCGGTAGGCGCAGTGAAGGAGACAAGCATGGCCAACAAGTCGAAGAGCGAGAAAGAGCTGGATCAGGATGGGCAGGGGTTCCCCGAAGAAGAGGGTGCGGGAGACGAGGACGGCGAGAAGAGCGGCTGCGGGAAGAAGAGCGCAGATCTGAGTGAGGATGACCTCCAGAAGTCGCTCGACCAGCTCTCGGCGCTCACCGAGAACCCGGCCGTATCGCGCAAGCAGCAGCTGCTGGAGAAGGCCCAGAGCAGCGAGCTGGAGAAGAGCGAACGTGACGAGCTGTTCGAGCTGCTCGGCAAGAGCGAGCAGCCCAAGAAGACGCTCGGCGACGAAGTGTCCAAGGGCTTGAACGAGAACGACACACTCCAGAAAGCGCTCGACGTGTCCGACTTCCTCCAGGAGCAGCACTCGGAGCTGATCAAGTCGCTGACCACCCTCGCCGACGCGCTGGAGAAATCCGATGCCCGGCAGCACGAGTTCAACCTGGTGCTCGCCCGCGCGGTCTCCGGCATCGGCCAGCTGACCAAGGGCCTGGGCGAACGGGTGGGGGTCATCGAGACCCAGCCAGCTCGCGGGCCCAAGAGCCGGGGCGTCACCGGCGCCCAGCCGCTGGAGAAGGGCTTCGTCGGCGGTGCCCCCCAGGGTAGCGAGCTGAGCAAGAGCGCGGTGCTCGATGAGCTGGAGAACATGGTCCAGGAGTCGATGACGAAGTCTCTCGGTGGCATGACCGAAGAGGGGATCGACCTGGTGACCGCCAGCTCGAAGTATGAGCAGTTCAATCTCATCAGTCAGGGCCTGCTCGGCCAGGTGCAGAAGCGCATCCAGGAACGCAGGGTCGCTGCCCACTAGCAGCCAGGACAGCAAACGCAATCGACATTTGCCCTAGCGGGCAGGAGGAAAAACTCATGTTCGGATTGAATCAGGTGAGCTGGAAGGATTACGAAGGGGTCGAGGGATTCGGCGAGGCCACGGCCGCAGACGTCAGCGAACTCAACAAAGCCCTCGCCGCCGGCCAGGCCATCACTGGTCCGGGCGGAACGGCCGGAGACGGCTTCGCGCTCCGCGTGGAAAGCCTTGAAAGGACGCTGAAAAACACCACCTACCGGATGGAGCATATCCGGTTCTGGAAGGCCGTGCCCAAGCTCCCGGCCTACAACACGGTCGAAGAGCACAACGAAATGAGCCAGTACGGGGCGAACCCAGACGCTGGCTTCATCTCCGAAGGAGATCTGCCGGAAGAGGACGACTCGATCTACACCCGTAAGTACGCGGTGGTGAAATATCTCGGCACCACCCGAAAGGTCACACACGTGATGTCGTTGATCAAGCCTGCCCACGGAAACGTGGTCGCGCAGGAAACGGTCAATGGAACCATGCACTTGCTCCGCGTGATGGAGCGGGCGTTGTTCTACGGCGACAGCTCTTTGTCAGCCCTCCAGTTCGACGGGTTCGAGAAGCTGATGAAGGACCTCTGCCCGACGACCAACATCATCGACCTCCGCGGTCTGCCGCTGAGCGAAGATCTGCTGACAGATGGAGCACTTACGGTCCAAGATGCTCCGAACTATGGCACGCCCACCCACCTATACCTGAACCCTAAGACCAAGACTGACCTGGTCAAGGCGTTCTTCCCCAAGGAGCGTCACGACACGTTCCAGAAACAGGGCGGTTTCATCGGTCTGGACATCAAGGGTTTCACCAGCCCAGCCGGAGATGTCGTGTTCGAGCCCGACGTCTTCATCACCGACGGTGGCGGCCCCACGGCCAACGCGATCGGCGATGCCTCGAAGCGTCCCGGATCCCCGACGTTCTCCACAAATCCGGCTGACACGGGCGAGGCCACGGCGAAGTTCGCCGCCGATGATGCGGGCGACTATCGCTACAAGGCGGTCGCCGTGAACCGCTACGGCCGGTCGGCTGCGGTGGCCTACGGCTCAGCCCTGACCGTCGAGGCGGGCAACAAGGTCACCTTCGGCCTGACGCCGTCTTCGGCCACGACCGGCTGGTTCGAGATCTACCGGACCGCCAAGAACGGCGCGGCTGGCACCGAGCGGCTCATCCTGCGAGTGCCCAACGCGGCCGGCGCGGGCGAGACCACCGTCACCGATCTCAACTGGAACCTGCCCGGGTGCACCGTGGCGTTCCTGTTCCAGCTCAATCTGGAGTCCTTGTCTTTCAAGCAGTTAGCCCCGATGGTCAAGATCCCACTGGCGACAATCGACAGCAGTATCAGATGGATGCAGCTCCTGTACGGAACTCCCGTACTTTACACACCTGGTAAGAACGTTCTCTACAGGAACGTAGGCAGGGCCACCGGGTACGTCGGCTCACCGTAAGGGTTGAGAACGACTGACAAAAATTGATTTTCTGGAAAAGGCGTCGGGGTACCCCGGCTCCCCTTCCGGCTCCTCGGCGCCTTTTTCAGATTTCCAGAAAGAAGGTAGATCATGGAAAACACGATTTCCGATGCGGTAAAAGACCGCATCCCTACGGCAGAAGAGGAAGAGTTCATCCAGAGAAGCCTGTCCGGCGCGGTCTCCCTGTTCCTGGGACAGCCGGTCCTCGCCGACGCCGATCGAATCGTCACCACGATCCTGTTCAGCAACGGCACTTTGTCCATCGCGGCGCAGCCCGACTGCCCGCGCAACATCACCACGACCTTGACTGACGCCGATGACAGCGTGGTGGGGTTGTTGACCATCACCGGCAAGGACATGATGGGCCGGACGATCGTCGAGACCATGGCCCCCGACGGCGAGGGCGCGGGCAAGACACTCACCGGCACCAAGATCTTCGCCAGCATCACTTCGGTGGTGATCAGCGGAGCGAGCGGTGGTGAAACCGCTGTGGACATGCTGGTGGTTGGCGTGGGCACCGTCAT